TTTAAAAGGAGCTGAATGGTACTTAGCCATATATTTTTTTTAGGTTGGTATTACGCTAATTACTGGAGCGCCAGCAAAGTCGAAAGTTCCTGAGAATGAAACTTGAGAGTTTCTTTCAGCTGTAATTTCAACAGAATTTAGTTGCGCATCAACAGTGATGATTTTGTCACCTGACTCAGTTCCACCAAAAACCAATTCAAACACTTTTCCGATGTCTTCCATCAAGTCAAATGCAGAAAGGTTAGAAACGCCAGTAGATGCAAAATCTAGGTCTCCACTAAAAGAGAAAGAGCCTGATTTATCTCCGCCTTCAAGTCTAACTCCATAATCACCCGTGCAATCGTTTCTAACGGTTACGGACTCATTGGAAATAGATACCGATGCGGAAGTTTTACAAACGACTGGAAGAGAGTTCCACTCGAAAGTAAAGAAATTGCCTAATTGATATGTTGCCATTGCTTATTCGTTTTAACAAATATACATAAATTTTTAATTATCAAGATACGAAGAAAATATCCAAGGTATATGACAATATTTTTTGATAGGCTATTTGAGAACTACCTTCCTCAATTTGTACTCTAGAAAAGTTTTTTCGGATGTTTATCGCTTGCAAGTCGGCTGGAAAAGTCAAGTACTGCAAAGTCATCTTTTGTTGAATAGCACTAGAAATATTCTCAGAAAGTTTCTTGCCTCCGTTTCCTTGTGGGAATTTGGTAATAATGCTAATTTGTACAGTTACATTTTGTCTAATTGAGCAGTCATTATTTGTTGTCTCTGATTCGTTCTGATCTGTAATTAAAACGTAAGAGCGAGAAGTTTGATAAAACGCCGGTGCTATTCCAATAGGCAATTCCGTATCGTGAACTGGAATAATTGTTCCGCTCAAAGTTAAAGGAGAAATCGCGTTTATTATTGCAATGCGTATGTCGGTAGATATATCTCTCATTTTAGAGCATTATTTATTTCTTTTACCATATCAGTCACTAAATTATCCGTATTCCTGAAAAAGGCTGGCATAAGATAAGGTTTTCCAATGATTCGGCCTTCACCATTTCTATAATATGTCCTAGCAAGAGTTCTAACCTCTTGAGAATATTGAGGATTAGATAAAATGTCTCTAGCACTCAAACCAGTACCAAACTCCATCCAAGCCTCCCATTGTTCTCCAGTAGTTGGAACGCTTAATCCAATTTGCCAAAACAATCCATTATTTAAAACGTTTTTATTAATTTTTTGCTTAATAAAACTTAAATTAATTGTAGCATCTCCAATCTGATACGAATTTGGCGCATTTCTAGTAGCATCTATTTCAATATCAGTAGCGGTATTTGCCAAAACGTATTTAACCGCATCAACAATTGCTTCGCTTTTTTTATCTAAATCAGCAAGAGCCTTATCCAATCCTTTAACCTTTACAGTCATTATATTCCAATCATTGTTATAACAAACTCTTTTCTTTGCCTCATTTCATCCAACTTTATTCCAATAATTTTGTGGTATTTCGATCTGTATAAAATTTGGAAATAAATATCTGGAATAAATGAAGTTCTATATTGAATTCTTACCTCATATGTGTTTGGTAGAACCATCTGACCAGATTCTAGACCATCAGTTCCTTTAGTTTGCTTTATTGACGCAAAGGTAATTAAAGAAATTAATGGAGTCAGAGTTGTACCTCCAGCCCCATCACTTACAGATTGAAAGTTTATAAAAGTAACTTTCTGGTCGTATTTTCCAAAGTTAATCATACGAATAGGTCGGCTCTATATTTTAACTCAGTAGTAATGCTATTCTTTTGAGCGTACTGCTCCTGGACTGTTATTAGGTTTTGACGATATGCAAAATCGGTTGCAATCCTTCTGAGCATCGCAATTTTAAGGTCTTGTGGCAAAAGATTAGAATTGTTAAAACCAGCAGAATAAACATAATTTTCAATCTCGGTTTCGTCGGTTGTAACGTCAGCAACCCAAGGCCCAATTGGATAAATTCGCTCGTCACGCTTGTTATTTGAAATAGTCACATTTCGTTGAACGTAAAGCATTCCGCTGGCTTTCTCAGATTCGATTCTAGCCGCTGGAATCAATTGGTTGGTAATTAAACTGTCCCAGTCTGTGTAATCGATTTGCATCCAAGCCTTAGCCTCGGCCAAGGTAATTGGCTCAGTCGCTACCTGGTAATTGTACGCAATTTCTAAAGGTTTAGTCGCGCTCATTTCGTTTTAATTTTTTCTTTGTCCACTTTAACCCAAATTGCCATCCCTTTGTCAACCAAGTAAGTGTCGTAAGTCTTACCTACAGTTAACACCTCTCCTTTTTGAAATGGTAATAGGTCAATCAATAATTTTATCATAAAGATACTACTTATTTTAGTAAATGCTTTTTCTCATTCCAAGGCTCATCGTCTGCCCAAAGTCTGTAACTATGGAAAACGTAAAGCGAGCGGATTAATCCAATCTTTAATCCTAATTCTTTTACTCTCATCGAAAACAATGAATCGAATGCTAGGCTATCCTCAGTAAAATTTATTTTTTTCCAAGTCTTGTATTGAAACGCCATAAAAAACCCAGCAATGTATTCTTTAATTTCTTCCACCCCACCCCCCTCATAACTCTTGGCTATATCGTAATGATTTTTTAAGTTCAAGTCGTAACTAAACTCTTTTTTATGCAATTGATGCTTTGATCTAAGCCTATTGGTATAGCATCCAACTAATCCAAATTTGTCTCCGTCTAAAGACAAGGCATCGTGAATTCTTTTACCCCAGTCAGGAGTTAAATACAGAATGTCGCCGTCTTGCATTACGACCCAATCCTCATCTTCAGCGTTTAGGCTGCTTAAATACTCATTATAGGCTTTACCTATATTTTTGTCTAAGTCGAAAGGGTTTGAATAAAATATTTTCATTTATAAGAAACAAATTCTGGTTTGCCTCCAAGTTCCTGCCATACTTTTAAATTATGTCTGCCACTTTCTCTTTTTACATCTATTGGAATTGAACTTTTAAACTCATTGTAATAATCGCAAACGTGAAATAAATCTAGGCTATTTGGCAAATCAATATAAGGATGCGGAGTTAATCCTAGTAAGTTAATTCTTTGACTATATTCAACGTGTTCAAATCCCCAAATGCTAAATTCTGGCCTCATACCTCCAGCCGTTTTGATTGCCTTTTGTGTTAAAAAAAGTAAACATCCATTTGGAGCTTTATAAGTTGTAAATCCGTTCCATTCTCCTTCTTTTCTAACTGAAGGACTATAAAATTGATTTCTGTGATTTTTTTCAAATGTCAAAGCCAAATGATTTAGGTTGGATTTAATATAAGGCTTTTCCCATCCTTTAACTTTTGGATAGATGTCGTCATCTGCTAAAAAAACAAAATCAAAATCATCTGCTAATTCTAAGCATTTATTTTTTGCCTTTGCAATACCTTGTTGATTATCAAACCTAAAACTGGCTTTCTTTACTGGTATACTAGATGCGTCATCGACAATAAATATTTTAGCATTTTTTGGTTTATACTTTTTCCATTCAGTTAAAGAAAAATCTAAAACAGAATGCCTATTTCTTGTAGTTATGCAGATTGCGATTGTTTCCATTCTAAGAATTTTTGATGATCTGAAAATAAAGTTTGATTATATTTTTGATTAAATAATTCTAGTTTAGACCACATTAAATCATTTCTATCACTAATGCTTCTTTCTTTTAATGTTTGGCTACCCAAATGATTTACTTTAGCAGAAGGCACTAACATTGGAGGCATATCAATTTTCTTTAATTGCTCGACTAAAGAATTGTCTGCAAACCAAAAATCAAAATCCTCATCTAGTCCACCAATTTCATTGTATAATGACCTTTTCATCATAAATGCCCAACCAGATAAGTTTCTGCCACACTGCCACCCTATTTCATTTTCATTAACATCCTTTTGTCTGAAATCACCAGGAGCAATAGGACTTACTATTTGATAGTCAGCAGCCAATAAATTATGCAACCAACCATTCTTAAATATCAAGTCATTATTACAAAACATAATCCAAGGAGCCTTGCCTCTAACTGCACCAAAATTTAAAAACTTATTGTAATTAAATTTTTGATGAGGATTGTATGTCGCTGCATTTCTGTAAAATAAATTAGTCTTTTCCTCAATTACTATGCAATTAACCTCCAATCCATTTGCTGCTTGAATGCAACTGTCAATCGCGTTTTGAGTCATTTTAGACCCTAATTTTGAAGCGTTTGAAATAAAAACTACATCTACTATTGGATTCATATTACTTTTTCGTTTGTTTCTAATATTAGGGATATACTCTTGAGCAACGGTTGTTAAATCGCTGTAATCATAATGATAAAGAACTTTATTGATTTTAAATTCACTTTTTAGATGTGATTTTAGAATCCTAGCATAAGCAGCATCCTCAGCTCTAGGTAAACTTGGAAAAGAAACCTTTGTAGAAATTTCCTTTTTTATTACTGGAATATGATTTGGCAACCTAAAATATGCCTCCTCAGTATTGTAGTCGTTAGGAAAATCTTTAGAATAGTAACAGATTTTAGGATTATTGCCATTTAATGAAACTGAGACCTCAAATACAATCGTCACAATCTACAAATGAAATATATTTACCGCTTGCCATACTAATCATAAGATTTCTCTTATCCCCAAGCATAATTGTTTTGTTGTCAATTAAATAAATAATTTCAACTTGTTTTTGCTTTTCCGCATCCAAACCTTCTAGTTGACCATAAAGCATTTCTAAGGATTTAGGCAAAAAAGTGTTTCTCCTCTCAGATACTGAAGGAATCAAAATTGATAATTTAATATCGCTCATAAGTTGTCCTAATTAGATTTCGCCACAAGGCTTACAATTCTTTTTGAAATACATTTCGCAAGACGTTCCGTTTTGATTGCTAGGCTCTTTAGTAAAGTAAACTTGCATTTCGCTAGCCTTTGCCGTATACCGCTCGCAAGTCAATTTCAACTTACATCTTTGCGGCTTACACATTGTAAAATCTGCCATATTGAATTATTTATTTTTAAAGTAAGTGATTTTCAAAACATTAAACAAAAAAAGGCGGGAAAAATTCCCGCCCTTTTAACACTAAACACAAACACAAAACACTATTAAGTAGTCTCAAGGATAGCCTTTGCAGCTGCAAAAGTTCCTTTAACCAATACTGGAGTATCGTTAGCAGAGATAAACTGCACCAAACGCTGCTCGATTCTGACAGTCTTCAAGTTGTCGATAAAGTCATCACCAGACTCTCCGATTGCTACTTGCAAACCGCTTCTCAAACGTACGTTGATTACAGAAAGATCACCACCTACGAAGTTAGCAGCTGTTCCGGTCAAAGCATTGGTTGGGATAATGTTTACACCCCAAGCAGTAATACCACCTTGAGCGTTGAAAGTAACGCCAGCAGGAAGGATATATTGCTTCTCAGCATCTTTCTCAGAAAGCATCAAGTGATACTGTCCAGTCTCAACAAATACTCCAGTTGCAGTTCCGTTGGCAGCTCTAACCTGAGCGATGATTCCGTGAATTACATCCCAGTTAGTAGCAGACTCAACCCCACCGGCCATAGAACCTCCAGTGAAAGTAGTAGACTTAGAAAGCAAACCAGCAAGTTGTGGAGAAGTTCCGTTACCAGTAAACAATTGGTTTTCGATTACAGTCTCAACACGCTTAACGCCATTGGTTTGAATGTAAGAAGCCAAGTAAGCGGCATCTTCCAACATTTCCATAGAAACCTTCATATGTACACCAATCTTCTCAACTTTAGCACGCTGCTCTTTGTATTGTACGTCAATTTGAGTTTTCTCAACACCTTCGCCAATCATTACTGGAGTACCTTGCTGGTCGTATTCTTCAACCCATACTGCGTACTGAGTTCCGATTGCACCTACAGAGGCGTTAGCCAAGTAAGTAAGCAAACGCTGACGGATAGGAGAAACAACACCAGTAAACTCAGAGATTGTTACTTGTCCAGAAGACGCTTCGTTAGCGATAGTAGAAGCCAAAGTAATAGTTCCAACTGACTTCTCGTTAATTTCAAATACCAAAGGAGCCTTAAGACGAGCGTTAGGCTCAGACTTCAATCTTTCGATTTCAGCTTGTACTGGAGCATAAGC